TGGTCGAGCTTTGATTTCATTGTAACGATCTTCACTGACCAGCACTCTTAACATTTGATCTTCTATTTCTTTGTTGAGTATTGGACTAGTAATGCCTGCTTCTTTTGCAGTTTTCAACATCACCATATCATTGTACTTGTCCTGAATGTTAAAGCTATCTGGATAATCAATTTCACCATCCCACACTGTGCCTTGCCATTTTGCATACAATCTCCACAACTGCTCTTCAGCGTGTTCTAGGTTGTCTGCTTTTTCAGCAAGGCGTGCGTTTAATAGCTGAAATTCTGTAGCAAGTGCTACACCTGAAAGTCTGCGACTTTCAATACTGCGAATACCACCCATGTGACTCATACGGTCAATTGCTTCAACCTTTTGATTGATTGATTTTAACAGACTGTCAATGTTAGCACCATTTGGCTGTAGCAAATAAGGACGCAGTTCTGCTGGTGTATCTTCTGGCACAGTTATAATTGCACCTGCACCTGCATGAGCACTAACGCCTGGTGTTTTCACAAGACTTGGGTGGTTTGATACTTTTTCAATTTGTTCTAATTCTGACAATTCATTGTAAATTGCTTTTTGCATACCAGCAACATCGGCAACATCACTGATGCCAATACCTTTGGTATCACTTCTCTGACTGTAAACTGTAACAGCTGGAATTTCGCCTAATTCATTTGCTATTTGCATTTCAATTATTGCATCTTCTTCGCCGTTGCCAATGCTGTAAACAGTGATTGTATCTCTAGTATATTCGCGGAAAATGTCTTTTCCACTGTTGTAACCTTCATATACTTTTAGATATGTTAGATAATATTTGCCATTTGGTGCACGAGAATAATCCCATTCTAGTACATTCTCAGGTGTAAAAATGCTGATATATGGTCTAATGCCTTGTGATAATTCTTCAGCTCTTGTTTGAGCAGTTGAATTGGGTTTGTCTAATACAACCCAGCATGAACCGTAGATGGTTGCATAAGTGCTAATGTCACGCATCACGTGACTAAAACTTCTGCCATCTAAATCTGCATCATCTAAAAAATAAGGCAATGTTATATCTGAACTTAAATTGCCAAAATCTCTTTTTGGTTCTTGTCTAAATAAGAAACTGTTGTAAATGCTAACAACTGCTTTGACATGATTGTCTAATGCAGTAGCATCTATTCTTCCTTCGTATTCTTCTCTACTTTCGTAGATATAATTGGTGAGATATTCACCATCTTTATAATCAGCACCACCAAGATAACTGTCCATGTAGAACTGCCATATTTTGATATGTTCTTTCCAGTACTGATTTGCATTAATTAGTTCTGATTTTTTAATTGCCATTTTTTACCACCTTTGTCCACCACCGAATGCCCAGCGTTGAGGTTCATCAACTTCATAAACCGTTCTGATCGGCCAAATATAATCTACCAAATATGTAACGCTATCGAATTGATGGTCTAGACCAGAATCCTTATCAATTTGACTGGTACCTTCGATATAACTTAACCTACCTACACTATCGATAATATGTTTGCATTTTGGATCAAAGAAACATTTTCTTTCACCCTTTGTATTTTTTAGCCTCGCATTGAACGCATTCACTCTATCTTTGATTGGAGTGTGACGCGGCCTCGCTTTTACGATAAAACCTGCATTCTGCAGGATGCTAAGATCGCTTCGGCCCCCTGAGCTCGTGCCTTTGCGGCGGCCACTTGGATCAGGATATACAACAATCTTACTATGCGGGTATCTTGTTTTTAATTCTTCTGCCAGCATATCTGTATTTGAATTTGCCATGTGTATTTCATCAAAGAAATGTACAGTATCACCAAATACTGTGGCAATACTACACGTTCCTGGAGTGATGTTGAAATCTATCCCTACATGAATCATATCCAAGTTTGGTTTTTCTAAAGCCCTCACGCTCTGCTTGTAATCAAAATTATATGCAACCACGCCGCCATAGTTGGAAAACTTTGCTTCATATTCTTGTTGAAAAGTTCTTTCATCTAGATCACGTCTTGCTGCTTCTATTTCACTTTCAGGAACATTGCCACCTTCAATGGTACTGAACTGCCATGCATTCCAACCTTCAGTTCTCAATGCTGTTGTAAACAATTCATGGCTCCATGAGCCATAACCTTTTGGAGTACCTGTAAACAATGCACGACCCTGCTTGTCGGATAGAGTAGGTCTAAGTACTTCGGTAAATGCTTCTTTGGGAATATCTTGGAACTCGTCCATCACTAGAAAATCCAAACCAACACCACGTAAACTATCAGCATTATCAGCACCCCTCAATGCGATAATACTGTTGTTTTTGAGTATAATGGTTAATTCGCTTTCATTCTTCTTTTTGATCCAACGAAGACTGCCTAGTTTATCAAGCAATGGTAACCATACCAGTTGTTTTGCCATTCTATAACTTGGAGCAACCAGCCAGTTTACACTTTTAGGATTTTGTGCAGCATTTTTACAGAGCTCACGGATACAAAGGTGAGTCTTGCCGAATCTGCGTCCTGTAATTAGAACTTTGAAACGGCTGTCATCTTTTGCAACCTGTCTTTGTGGCTCTGTTAAAGGCAATTACTTGTCCTCCAGTAATATTTCAAAACCTGCTGCAATACTGGTTGTTGCACCTGCTTTGGCACGAATTTCAATATCTGTTTTTTCTGGTAACACAGGAGGCATATTCCAATTTCTTTGAAAAGGTACACCAAATGTTGAAACAATACCTTGTGATCTCAAAACACCACCAAATAATCTTACCATTAACAATGCAACAACTGGTTGACTCTTTTCAACACTGAGATTGCCTGAAATTAGATATCCTCTTTTACCAGCTGGAATAGTGTAAACTGCCATCATTGTTTGCTGATATTCTACTTCGATTTGTGCATAGGTAGTACCGCCATTTGCAATGGTCACTGTATCTGTTGAACTTTGACCATTGCTCACATAAGCTCTAAACACTCTAATAAATGTTGTTGTAGTTGTTGCAGTACCACTGGCATTCAGTGTAACTGTTTCACTTGCATCAGTCCAATTTTCGTCTAAACCAATAACAGTTATTTCTACACCCTCATCGGTAGCACCAGCGGCACTGGTCACTGTCATTGCAACTGCACTGCTTGGATAGGTGTAAACATTGTCACCATCCCACACAGTTTTATAACTGGTAGTAGCAGTTGGCAAATAACCAAACTTGTCAATGCCAGACATCTTTGGCATGTCGCCACGTTTTACGCCGATGCCCCATGGCCAACCTATTGTCTGTTGTGCATTTTCAAAATTCCAGCTGGCCATTAATCGTCTTCCTCATTCCAAGGTAATGGCATATCTTCTTCAGTATCCACAATAACATCTTTTTGTCCAAGCCACTGTTTGCCCAGCCAAATCAACATGCGATCTGATCCTTCCATGGCTTTTTCAAATTGTTTTTTTCTTAATGCTCTTTTACCAGTTGCCTTACCTACTTCAATTAGATCACCAAAATTTCTAGTGATTGTTTCAGTATTCAAACCAGTAATAAATGAGATTTCTCTAAGTGTGCATCCAATTGTAGCTAATTTCCATACCATTTCACGGTCAACATCTGCTACACGGACACGCCCCTTTTTTTGTTTGGGTAGTTCATCCATATTTTAAATCCTTTAGATCGTTCTCTCTTTGACTTTTATTCTAAAATAACGTCTATCAGTCAAACCGCCATTGGTTTCGATAGTGTTATAAACTTTGTAGATGTTGCCTGTAGTTCCGCCTGTAACATTAACTGTGGTAGTGCTGTCTGTATTGTCATCACTGCTCACAGTTAATGGATCTGTATCGCCTGATATTGCCTCTATGCTCCAACTTGAACTTGTAATTGTATCACCACTTGGCAACCATTCAGTCCAAGTTAGTAGATAACCTAGTGCGGCTTCTGGATCTTTGTCAATCAATGCACCTTCGTTATCTCTATAAAATCCTGTAATTGTTGCCATTTTCTTTTCCTTTTATAAACCGTTGTTTAAAATTCTTGTTTCTTGATCAACATTGCCAGTTCTGCTTTCTGGTAGTATGTTATTTATTCGTGTCTCAGATTCTACCGTAAATATGGCGGTTTCTGACAGTATTTTGATCGTTTTGGTCTCCTGCGGAACAGTTAAACGTCTGCTTGCAGGGATACTGAACTTATAAGTGCCTTCACTTGTGATGCTGGCTATGCCACTGATACTAATAGTGCTTGAGCGTTTTCTTGTACCTGATATATCAAGTAAAGCAACGCTTTCTAAAGAACTTGTGCCTGGAATAATTTTATTGGCTGTGCCTGTGATAGTTGCAATACCTGTTGCTGAAATTATTCCGCCTGGTTTTCTTGTGCCTTGAGTTGTAACTGTGGCCGCAGCCTCAATTGAACTGCTGCCTGATCTAGATATTCTGCCAGCGACTGCAACACTTGCTGCGGCTGATAGGTCTGCATTGGCTTTATCGTATGGATAACCTTGTGCAGATAAGGAGAAAGAACCTAATAGAGATACCACTCCGCTGGCAGTTAATCTACCTATACCAGATATTGTGGCGGCTGCTGATATATTTGCAATACCACCTGGTTTTCTTGTGCCTTGAGTTGTAACAGTTGCAGCACCAGACATTGAGCTGGCTCCTACTGCTACTCTTGTGCCATTAACACTAACAGATGCAGCACCTGTTATTGATGCACTACCTGTAACTGTTATACCACCGCTGGCAGTTAAACTACCAGCAACATTTAAACTTGCACTGTTTGATGAGCGTATAGCACCAATAGTTGTAACAGTTGCAGCACCGCTGATGCTGATACTGCCACTTTCTAATTCGCTGACTCTTGCAGTTGCAGTTAAACTTGCTGCAATACTTAAACTTGCACTGTTGCCGGATTTGATTGCAGCACTGGTGCTAATGGTTGCAACTGCTGGAAAATGCTGACTGGTTGCTTCCCATGTACCGGTAAACCAATCATCCCAATTGTGATCGCCTAGATCATCCCAAGTGTATTCAGTGACTTCATCTACATAGATGCGGCCATTACCGGTCGCAGTGAGACTTGACTGTATTATATCACCAGGTTGAATGTAATCGTCAACGACATAGGGCTCATATGCTTCTTCAACATATGGCCCGCCAATCTTATCACTGTCAATGTATCTTTGAACATAGGCAGCGACAGCGTAGTCGTTATCGTAATAGAGACGATCAGCCATTGGCTTGTCTCCTTATTAGGCCAAGCTGATGCTTAAATTGCCTGCAACGATTGTAAAGATGTCGGCTTCATCTACTGCTTTGCTTGCACTAAGGCTACCATAGAACAATGGATTACCGCTGGTCAATTGATCATAGATTGCAATATGGGTAACTGTTCCCCAGCCACCTGCACCAGCTGCATCAAATTCTACGTCTGCACTGTTTGTTGCAGTACCGCCTGATGCTGCACCAAAGGTAGCAGTTTTTCTTGCATAGTTTGTACCTGATACTTCTGTCCA